CATAAAAATAATAATTGATAATAAGTTGTAAATTAATTTTTAGCTTTCATAGCCTTATAGGACGGTGAGGCATCTTTTAACGCTTGCTTATAGGTAATATTATGTTTTTGACTGAAAGCCTTTACGTGCTGAATCCAAGGGCTTGGAGGTCGTTTAGCACCACCAAACATTTTAGCTATTCCTTTTGCCGCTTTCTTGGCTTCTGATTGAATTGGATTAGTGGCTTCTTTAAATTGATCATAACCATATCTTGCAACATCCACACCCTTATATGCGGTGTCTTCACTGAAATCACGCCATTTCTCAGCCTTCTTGATTCTACTTATTTTCCCGGATTTTTTTCCTGCTCCTTTAAATTCATCTTCTATTTTTGAAATAACACCCTGACTTTCTAAAATATCTAACATTGCTTTACCCGGTTTGCTTTTTCTAACACCGGAGGTATAATCATTTAATTGTTTTTTTGCTTTGTCGAATTCTTTCATAAATCCTTTGTCTTCTTTTAATGCACCAACTATTTTTTGACCAGTTTTACTTTTAACTGCGGCTTTCGTCTTATTATATCCTTTCTTAATATCATCCATAAATCCAGCTCCTTCATATAATTCTTTCTTTCTACCAGCTCCACTTAAAACAATTTTTCCATCAACAACAAATGGATTAGGTCGATTTGTGTTCATATCATTATAACCTTTTAACATATCTTATATATATATATTACTATATATATTAATTTAATGGAAATTCTTATATATATTTATAAATAGTTCATTTACATATATTTGCTTAATTTATTTTGTATATCTCCTACGGTTGGATTCATTTTCATAAATTCTTTACTTTTAACTTTTCCCATATTTTTGATTTTTTCTAAAAGACCACTCATTTTAGTAGTTCCCATTTTAGAATAATTTCCACCTGTCATTTGTTGAATTTCTTCATAATTAATAGTTGGTGCGTTTCCCGATTTAGTTTCAAGAACGCTTTGTTTTGTAAGGAGACCCGACATCACGGACGATACACCTTTATCATTAATTAAAAGTCCGGCATTAGTTACAATGGTTGCAATTTCGATGGCTTGAAATTGATCGGGTGCGGCGGTTGTTGGTTCTCCATATACGTGACCAGAAATATTTCCATAAGTTACAGTTGCTTGGAAACTGAATTGACCAAGGGAACCACTGCTTAAATAATCGCTTAGCCCTAAATCTGTGACTGGATTAATTACAATAATAGAACCAATACCAGCATATCCGTCTCCTCCACTTTTACTTTTTACAATCCCTCTAAACTCACTCCAAGTTTGTTGAGAACCATTTCTACGAGACATCATGTATAAATCATTCTGACTGTAAGATGTAAGAAGGCCAGAAACATTATTAAAAGTGATATTTAAACCAGTAATCGGAAAGCATAAATGATTACTGAATTGAGGTTTCATGCTGTTGTATTGGGGTCTGACTACCATATAAATAAACCCAGGAATTTGTGTCATTGAAATTACATCCGTTACCATTTGTGTAGTTCCATCAGAACCAGTGTATAACCGTTTATAGCAAACCATTTCATCATAGGGCAATACATTACGAGAGTTTAATTTACTGTATTGGCTTGCATGTAGTGACATGTATTTTAAATTTAGTCTTGCATTATCATCTAATACTAATCTATTTTCATAATCACCTGCATACGATTTCCAAAGACTACTACCACTAATATAGAAACAATTTCTCATATCGTTCCATTGTAGGAATAATTCAAGGTTATTAATAGATAGATAGTTAGATTCATTTTCTTTCATCTCACAAGTAGGAAGACCTAATAATGGTTCGCTTACTGTTACAGTACATACAACTCTTACAGTTGAAGCTACTCCACTATCATTAGTAAATGTATATTCACCATCTACCGGTTGAAGTACAACACCATTTACATATACTATGACTGAAAAATTTTCATTAAATCTTCCTACTGTATCCGAATCTTTCTCTGCTGATTCTATGCCACTCATATATGAACCAGATCCGTCATTTGTTGCTGCATCTATTACTTTACCATAATATTTATCTACATATGATGGGGTCATTTGACAATGTTTGCTTAAAAATTTTTGGTCGAATTGCTTAAGATATAATTGTAGGACATCTTGAGTTTGCACACTTGTTTTTGCATTGTTAAGAGTAATTGTGGCACTTTGTAAAGCTTGATTCATTGGAAAAGCGGCGGGTGCTACTTTAAATGTAATAGTTTCATCTGTTGCAACTGTTGTTTCATAATAACAATTTAAACTTCCTTCTATGTGCAAATTACGATCAATAAGGGTATTCTCAGATGGTACGTTAATGTTATAAAGAGTACTGCTTGTGCTGTTAGAATTATGAGAATATTTTTGATGGATAACGCTTGCGGGTCCATCTTTCACACCAATCGTTACAGATGAGGTAATATCGGCATAACGAGAATCACTGATTAAAACTGTGGATAATTCAGACATTTATATATATACTATTGAGATATTATTTAATTTGTTTAATTTTTCTAAACATTAATTTTAAACTAAAACTTCCACCTAAACCCGCCTTTATTTGAATTAAACTACCATCATTTTTAAATCTATAATAAATTTTAAAGATAATATTGGTTAAACCCGAGTCAGTATGGTTCATAGACATAAATCGATACTGGTTTGGTTCATATATTATACGCGGAACTGGTGAATTGGTTGATATTTCAAGGATTTGATTTTCATACCTTACATCAGATATGACTGTTGGGAAACCATTAACATAATCTAAATCTGCACTTACATCAGTTGATTTAACTGGAAAATTGGGAGAGATAATAACAATCGATTTAACTGGACTCCATGTACTGAGCGTTTCGTAATCTTGGTATATAAGCATATGGGTAGTCTTAGTAGAAGAACTAGCACCACTTGACAGGAAGGGGAATATTTCAACTTCATTCGCTTGTTTGAAATTGCTTAAGTTTAATTTAAATAATGTTTTAGTTGTTGTGATTTGTGTGGTTCCATCTAATGTATTAAAGGTATGATTCTTTATTTTAAATGGTAAGCTATTAAACAACCTATATAATGCTTTATTTAATAAAATATTGATATGACTTGAGTTTGAATCAGAAAAAGTAGATTTAGGACTGTTCAGAAAAATTAACGAAGATTCCTTATCAAAAATAAAATAAGGGATTTCATAAGCTCCACTACTAGTTGCTAGATTTGAAAAAGCGGTTGGTAATGTGCCACCATAGTAGCTTTTGACAACATCAATTAATTTTAAAAAAGTTGTTTGTATAGCCGTATTTACCATTGTGAAGAAAAATTCATAGTTAAATAAGGAATAATAGCCACTTTTATAATTAGCCTTACCATTTACAAAATTAGGTAATGTTACTGTTTCGTCTTGTGGTACAAAATATACTGGGGTTGTAGCACTATATGTATCGTATGATAAAGTAATTTCATAAATTGTTTCTAATTTTTCTGTGTCACTTGGATTCAAATTATATTTAATTGTTGGAATAAATACGGGTAATGTTTTTAAATCAATCATGCAACTTTCAACGGCTACTTCATACATTTCTGCGTTAGGTATTAATGCTACTTTTCGAACTTCACGAAATTCTAATGTAGGTTCAACTTCTGATTCATAGGATGGTTCTAAGGAACCATCATTATTTATTAATGCTGTGTAATACATATAATTTGTACTTTGTAAAGACATATATAGAATCTGAGATATTATTAAATATTTAAATGTTAATTTACAGTTACTAAGAATGTTATAAATTTATCATTTGTCATCTTAAGTTGTTTCGTTTTGGTTTTAATTAGTTTGGTGAATTCTTTTAAGTTTAAATCATCAGATAAAAATAAACTGAGTCTAGCTATAACCCAACGACCACACGTATTTATATTATTTCCATCTTCTTGAAACTTGGTTTTATTATATGTAAATTTGTCAGTTGGTTTTATACTGTTTATAA